TGCGCTTGTCTTTAAGTGGATGGAAAATAATTGTCATAACGCAACTGTATCCTCCGCCAACACCACATTCAATGTTAGGCCCGATGTGGCACTGATTGTTGAACTTGTCACAAGTGGAATGTACTTGGTCGCCCCCGCTTGTGATCGGACCCTAACCTTAACCGCTGTCGGTGCCTGCGTCTTGTCATAAGCCAACGTTGCGATATCTCCATTAACGTCCGTCTGTCCGTTGAACAGTGGAGCATCAATTACATCAACACCATCTTCAAGCGCTGTTGCCAACCGGTGAACGCTGAAGTTGTCCACATCGTTCCATATACCAGCCGACAGCCGGGACGTTATGATGTTGTCCGCGTCAACAATCTCATCAACTACAGCCCACTCACCGGTTGACGTGTTGCGGATCGTGTCACCCTCTTCAATGTCCGCCGTCAGGAAGTTGGTGCTGGTCGATATGAGCGACGTTGCAGAACCGTCTGACGTAGCCGCACCCGTCACCTCAGCACGCAATGTGAACTCAGGCGGGCTTTCAATTAGCGATGCGTACCGGTAGCCCAGCGTCTTGTTCAGACTGCGATCCAAGATTGACAAGTACCCTGCACCCGGCTGGTCACCATCAAAATCTTCGTTGACTGTTATTGACGCTGCACCAGCAGAATTGCCAGACGTTGGTGTGAGCGATGCTGCAACCGCACGCTGGATGTAAACCTGCACACCTTCGATATCACCCGCCGCCACATCCTGAACATGCACGTCCACATCAACACTGGCCACGATTGACGTGCTGGAACCGGGACTGTTGCGAACTGTTGGCGCAACATCTGTGGCACCGATGGTGATTGTTATTGGCCCGCCTGTGTTGTTGTAAACTTCTGCATCGGTAGTCCCATCGGCACCGTAACCAGAGAACGTCACTCCTACAAACGCAAATGGCGATCCCTCCACACCCGTGACTTCAACAGCATGGCCCGAACCGTCTGACGTAAATGAAGTACCCGACAATCCAGCATGATGAATTGCTACTGCACCATCAACACTCGTTGAACCAACAAACGTGTTTCCTACAAACTCCATATCGTGTGGTTGAACCTGCCCACAGTTAACAAACTTTGTTGTGTTGCAAAAACGCGACGTGCCACCATCATGCGGGAACGTAATTGTTCCCATATCAACGAACTGACCATTGGTTATTTCCAGCGTATCCACATCAGCATTTTCCAAATCCCAATTGGACACAATACCGATTGACGTAATAACAAAGTTATCAAGAATAAATAAATTGGTTTGCCCCGCGTTAGCCAACAAAGTAACATCCATGTTGCCCGCTTTCATATTCGTTCCGGTTAAGAACAATTGAAAGTCTGCATCCTCAAAGAAACTATCTGTTGCACCTGCATCACCAAACTCAACACCGAAGTTAATTTCATACGCTTTTGAACCACCGGGCACCGTATTAAAGAACACACCCCACGCATTGGCTTGATCTTCGTCTTCTGCCACACACTCAGCGAACGTACCCCGCGCCCCTGTCGTGCCACCGCCAATCGACAACGCCGCAGTGCCGTTTGCAACGTACCGCAGCACATCAATAAACACGTTGTCAACATTGCCGGTCGCCTTTGAATTGAAATACCAACCACCGCCAATTCCGGTTATGTTTGTCCAGTCCAGATTAGTCTCCAACCCCTCCACTTCATCATAGGTAGCAGGCAGAACAGTCGTGTCCAGCTTGAACAATGACCACCCATTAAAGAATGATCCGTAATTATCGGAACCACCAACATGGTAACCAACCGTGTCCGGTGTTACGTCACCAACAACAATCTGAAACCCACCGTTGGCTTCTGTATGTGGATTACCGTTACGCAACCAAACGAAAATAGTAACATCTGATAGATCAACTGCACCTATTCCAAACCAACAATGGTCCGTGCCTTCCGACGCCTGATCACCGATGCAATTGGTGTTCTCACGTTGGAAGCCCGTGACCGCCAACAGCGTTCCAGTTGTTGACCAACCACTGGCAGACTCAGCGTCATCAACCGGTGTCATATTGTCGGTGATTGAAACAGTCATAGCTTGTTAAACCTGTCGTAAAGGATGATTGCCGCTGCGACCGGCGCAAACATCGAACTTACATTCGGTGACTCAATCTTCAGAAAGTGATCAGGCTTTACCACATCATCAAGATCGGACTGCAACGAACGACCAAACACATACACCCCATATTCAGGATGCTTGAACGTCCGCAAGTCTTCTCCATGCTTCTCAGTCGCAAGGATGGTCGTCGCGCCCTCAGCCCACGTTGCATCCCGCCAATCCAACAACCGCTGGTGTTCCACGTCCCACGTTGACGACAACTCACGGAAAAATTCTTCCTCTTGATTGTCATCAAACCAGTTGCTGTCCATGAAGGCGATCAATTTAGCGGGCATTTTTCCGCTTCCTCTTGTCACCAGTCATACGCTTCGCCTTCGGTTTTTGTTTTGGTGGTTCGACCGGATCACCAATGATCCGCGTGGCGATACCTTCCGCTTCCAGCATCCGCGTTTCAGCTTTGGTTGCGTCGATCAGGTCACCGACATAGCAGCCTGCATGGTCCTTCAACAACTGCAACTTCCTTGTCATAGCCCTATTCCTCCGGCTCTTGTATGTTTGCAATCGGGAACGGACGCTTACCAAAGCCCATACCCAGCTTCGTTCCCGGTTGCTTCCCCATGAACATAAACAAATCGTTGACCTGCAACATGGTCATGACAGGCGGTGCCTTTTGCCTGTCAGCCTGTTCC